ATAAAAGGCCGAGGCCGAAGCCCCGGTCTTTTAATATAAAGTGTTTACTTCATTAACATAAAGTTGTTAGCACCTTGAGTGATCAAACATCTTTCAGTTAAGAAATGTAGTTGCATTACATCTAAAGCAGATGTAGCAGCGCCTACAGAACCAGTAACCCAAGTTTTCATTCTTCGGTCATCAGTTTGTGAAGCTCTATATCTAACGTGTAAGAAAGGTCTCTTCATACTAGCTCCAACAGTTTGATCATAAACTGAAGAAGTACCAGCAGGAATCATGACACCTCTAATAGCGTTAGCACCAGCAGCGTCGTTAATACCACCTCTAGTACCTTTATCATTTAAGTATCTAAAGTCAGACTTGTAGAAGTCATAAGAGCCTCTTCTAAATCCAGAGAAACCTAAATTTAACGCCATATCTTCAGAGTTGTTGAATACTCCGTAAGAAGTACCACCAGCTCCGTAAGAGTTCATTGAAGCTAACATATCATCAATAGCTAAGCTAGTTGATCTGTTAACAAACATCATGTATTCCTCAATAGCACCTTGCTTGTCAAACTCAGCTAAGATAGCATCAAACTCAGCTAAATCAGTAGCAGCGTTAACACCAGTTATACCAGTAGTAACATTACCTCTTGACTCAATAGCAGCAAATAAACCTTGCGTACCTGAACTATCAGCATTAGCAGTTAAAAAGTCAGCAGTGTCATCTGAACCAGAAACACCTAACTCACCTTCTAACATAGCCATCTCAATATAGTCAGTAAACCTAGCTCTTGTGTCAGACTCAGCTTTCAAATACCATAAGTAACCTGATTGACCAGCTTCAGTAGATATTTCAACCCAACCAATTCTAGAAGCGTCAGAACCGTTAACCTCGTAGTAATCTTTCATAATAATTGGCTTATTACTAAAAGTATTAAACTCAGGCTCATTAGCTCTATGACGATCAGTTGCTGTAGCGTTAGCTCCATAAGCACTGTTGTATTGACCGCCTTTTGCATATTCAGAACCATAAACTAATAATGTACCAGTATTACCCTCTCCAAGAGTAGTAATATCAGAAACACCATAAGGTTCCACAGAAAGTACATCATCATCAATTCTTACAACTAAACATTTTAACACAGCTGCTGTAGTAGCAACAATAATAGTGTCATTAATTCTTACACCATGAGAACCCGCTGTGTATGTAGCATTAGTATCAATGTGATCAGTAATAGTTATTTCACCACCGTTAGTAGTACCTCCACCATCATCGACGTCAGTAATTGAACACGTATATGATAAATGTAATCTACCTTGCTCTGACCAAATAACTTGATCAGCAGTCATAGCTTCTTCAGCACCAACCTGTGCTAAGAAACCAGAAATTGTTCTTGGACCGAAAACTTCAGCCTCTTTTTCCATTAAATCTGGAACGTATTGTTGACCCCAACCTGCGTTAGTTGAAAGGTCTAAGTAATTTGAAGCAGTAGCTTGCTGGATAGGTCCAGGAGTACTGTTTAACAAATTACCAGGATTTGAAATTGCCATAATTTTGTAATTTTAAATTGTTATTTGTTGTTTTTAATTCTAAATTTAAAGTCATTAGAATTATTACCTAACACTTTTACTTTTACTCCACCAGCATTGACCTGACCATTAAACTCTTGTCTTGGATCCATACTAACGTTTTTAGATTTAGCGATGCTATCTTTTAAAGCATCAGCCTTACCTTGTTCGTAAAAGTGTTTTGCAATAGCATCAGCGTTCATAGCCGTAAATAAACCTTTATGGTAACCCTTAGTATCTTCCATTTCGTTATTTTTGTTCAAGAACTTCTTGACAAAATTATTAATGTCACTCTGGGTTTCTTTTACATTACCCGTGTCTTTTATATTAAATCTAAACTTCTTATCACCAACATTGTATTCAAAACCTTTGAAGTCTTTGTTGAATAATTGATTTGTTTTATTTAAAAAAGTACGAGTTTGTTTTTCAGCTATTTCTTGCTGTTCTTTTGACTCTTTGTTGTATCTGTTGAAAAAGTCAATGGCTTTTTGTTGTTCGTTTGTCAACTTATTACCATATTGTATTTCTTCATAATACTTGGTTTTTGCATTTTCTAAATGCGACTTTGCTTGAGCAACTTGCTCCTTCAAAGCTAATTTTTTTCTTTTTATATCTCTATCAGTATCTTCTTCTTCATCAAAAGCAAAATAGTCTTCCATCATAAAGTCTATTTCTTCTGAATTAAGATGTGGTTTAGTTTGTTTATAATATTCTTTTAATAAAGATAAATTATCTAACTGAGAATAATCTTGATTTAACTTTACGTAATCTTCTAAACTACCACCAGTTTCGTTCATAAAATCTACAAGTTTTTGTATATTTTCTGGAAGTGGCTTACCACTCTCTCGTGCTTCTGCTACAGCTTCTTCAGCTTGTTCAGTTAGCTCTTCAACTTGTTCTTTTACTTCTTCTTCTGTAATTTCTTCAACAACGGGTTGCTCATCTTGAACGTTGTCGGTACTTTCTCCGGTAGGTTTTTCATCTGTTGTTTCGACGTTTTCTTCGAGTACTTTTTCGCTAGTTTCGGATTCGTCGCGTACAGGAACCTCATCTGTGCTTTGCTCTGGAACGGCATTTTCTTCTGGTTTTTTAGTTAAATCTACTTTGATGATATTATCATCTTCTTTTATTTTGTTTTTATTAAGATCAACTTTTGTAACGTTGTCTTTAGTAGTATTTTCTACTACTTCTTCTTTTTTCTTTTTTGCCATAATATAATATAATAATAATTAATAATTTTTATCTAGGTGTAAAACCAGACATATCAGTAACATCTCTTCCTCCTAATATATCATTACCTGCTGACTCAAACTTTTTAGCAGGTTGGTTACCTTTTCTTTGCTCGATTAATTCAGATTGTTGACTAGCTTGTATTCTAGTTCTTTCATCTTTACGATCTTCTTTTTCTTTTTCTCTTGTTTTTAAGTTTTCAGTTTCCATACCTTTTAAACGCATGTTAAATTCAAACTCTAAAGCCATTAACTGTTGTTTAGCTTGTATTTCTTGTTGCATTTTTTGTAACTCAAGCTGTGATTTTAGTTGTTCTAACTGCGCTTGTGACTGTGATAACGCTTGTTGTTTTTGAACTTCCATTTGCGCTGCTGCCTGCTGTTGTTGTGCGTTAGCTTGCGCCTGCGCTTGCATATTCTGTTGTTTAAGTAACTGATCTTGTTCCATTTTCTTTTTTCTACGAATTTTAAGAACTTGATTAGCTAACTTAACATTATTTATTTCTCTAATATCAATAGCATCTTCCAAATCAATAGTCTGTTGTTGCAGCGACATTTGTATGTTATTTTCAAGCATAGCTTTTTGCTCGTCGTCTGGCATTAACTCTATAAATATACCGAAGTCATACAAGTAAAGATCAGACATCTCTTCTAACGTAGCTACATTATGAACACCAATACTTTGTATAAAAGCATCTTTTGTTGGAGAATATTCTATAATATCAGATATTCTAAGTGATAATTGCTCTGCCACTTCAGCAGTTAAAAACAAACCAGAGTCTAGTATATGTCTAGTTGCTACATTTGAGTTAGCAGCTGCTATTTTTTGTATTCCTACCAAAGCTCTATCGTCTGGCATACTACCATCTCTAGCTTCGTTTAGTCCGGTCACATCTCTTATCATTTGTAAGTAGTAATTATAATTACCAATAAGAGCTTGTATTTTATTACCACCACTGCCAGACGTTATTTCTTGTATTGGTACTTTACCAGGGTTTATATCACCATCTTGTGTAAACGATCTACCTATAACACTACCTGTTTGGAAAAACATATTTAAAGCTTCTTGTGGATTATAGTTTGTTCCGTTACCTAAATCTATTTCAGCAAGTCCGTCTGCATCTAAATAAACACCATCAGGTATCATACGCGACATCACTTGCTGTAACTTCAAATGTGTTAATTGAATCATATCAGCAAAACCTGTTATACGTTTTACTAATGAATCTATGTTGCCTTTATACATACGAGGCGCTACTATACTATAGTTCATTTTAACTTTGTTAAAATCACTTTTTGGCCTCATCATGTTTTTAGCCATTTCCCATTTTAATAGTTTATTAGTTCCTACAACCATAGCTCCTTCGTATAAAACTTCTATAGCTCTATGCAACTTAGTAAACCCTCCTTCCATATCTTCTGGTGGATTAAAGCTATCATCTTTTTCTATTGCTTTTTCAGCACCTGTAGCAGTTTGTTTTAATTTATAAACTTCGTTCATATAAGTTTTGTAATTAAAATAAAGCACTTGTACCTTGTTGTTATCAAACTCGTCGTAGCTACTAGCATTTTTGTAAGAGTTATTAGTATACAAAGATCTTGAACTAATTATTTCTTCTAAATCTGATTGATCTAAATGTGGAAATTGTTTTGCTAATTCATTTATAGGTATAGTTTTAACTTCACCTACATAATATATATCTTCAAAATAAGGCGACTCAGTATAAGAATACACTAAATCTGCAGGATCAACATACTGTATAACGGCGCCCTCTGAAGTATTAAATTCTGTTTTTACAGCACCAATACCTAAAACTGTTAAATCTCTATAAAATCTTTTTTGAGTTAGTTCGTATTTACTACCATCCATCAAAACGTTTATAGCTTGTTCTTCTGCTAGTTCCACAGCTTGCTTATAAGAAAGTTGCATGTGTAACTCTAATTCTTCTTGTGTTTCTGGTAAAGTGTTCGGATCGTTTTCGTATAAATTTACATCAAACTGTTGTTGAACAAAATCATTTATTTCTCTAGTATTCATGTCGTCTATTATAGACTGCATGTACTTAGTTCTTTTTTCTATTCCGTAAGGATCTTGTGAGTAGGCTTTTACTTCGTAACTTCTATCAGACATACCGTTAACTACTATATCAACAAACTTAGGTATAATAGGTACTGGTGTCCAATCAAGATTTAAATAGCTTAAGTCACCATTTATAGATAATTCGTCTTTATACTTTTGTATTGACTGATTACCTTCCGCGTATAATCTTAATCTATGAAAATCGTTATAATGCTTGTGGTATCTATTAAGTCCTTGATCTTTGTTAAACCACTCGTGCTCTATAGCTTTGGCAACTTTTAATCCATAGTCATAGCTAAGCTTTTCAGCGTCACTTACAACTTGACTAGGAAAATAATTATTAACGTATTCTGCCATGTTTTATTTTATTATTTTTGATGTATTACCAGTATTAGTATACTTAGAAATACTTATGTTTAATTTAGGTTTTTCAATTTTTGCGTTTGGTCTGTATAAGTTTCTATTGCAAGCCATAATAGCAAGACCAGAACTTATTGAAGCATCAAACTTTGTTCTTTTAGTTATATCAAATTTAGCCCAATCATTTAGTGTTTTATTAAAATATATATTGCCATAAACACCGTCTTGTAAATGACCAACATGCTGTTGTATATACATTTCAATAGCAGCTGCGTGAGCTTGTTTTATATCTTCACTTGTGTTTGGTATACCACCTATTTCTTTTTCTGAAGTTGATAGTTTATTCCAAATTTTGTCTGGTCTATTCATACTATAACCTCTATAACCCCTACGTCTTAAATGATACAATAATCTTGGTTTGTTGTTCTCAGCAAGTATTGGCATGCCATAAAACACACAAGCCATTAAAACATCTTCAAAAAATATCTCAGCAGTTGGTGGTCTTGATATATATTCTAAAAAAAAGTGGTTTGGTGGCGCGTCTTCCATGCTAAACTTAGTTAAGCCGTGTAACGCACCGTTAGAACCTTTACCATCTACAGTTCCTGATATATCGTAACTATCACAACCAAAAGCACCCATGTGTTCGTTAGCTGGATATTTAATACCGTTTTTAACTATTATTCTGTTTTGCAAGTGACTTGGTGGCACCCAACTTATATTAAATCTACCTTTTGGATCTGGATAAAATATTACTTGTGTATCTTTTACGCCATTAACCCATTGAAAGTTTCCTTTACTTATGTTACCTTGAGCGCCAATACCTTCGTTGTAATCTATTTGCTCGTATATTTTAGTTAAATTAAATATACTGTTTTTTGCTTCGTCTCTAAAAGCGTGCTCTTCTGTACGTGGAAACTGTCTGTAAAACTCGTTTAATGCGTCTGAATCTGCTTTTAAACCTTCTACTTCGTTATTCCAGTGATCAATAATGCCATATTCTATTAATTCATCATCTGGTCCGTACACATCATGATCTGGATTATCGAATACTGGTTGTCCGTATTTGTCAAGAAATCCTTCATAGTTCCATTCCATTGGGATAAAAAGAGAATATAAACCAGACTTTGTTTGTCCATTTCTGTTACGCTTAGTAACGTCTGAGTCATTGTACAGTTTTTTAAAGTTACCACCACCTTTATCTAATGCGTTACTAGTACTGCCCATCATGCATTTACCTACTATTCTAGCACCTAAACGTAGACACGTTTTTGTTACTCGCCAGTTATTTAATATGTTATCTGGTCTTTCCCATTTACCACTCTCATCGTGTACTAGTAAACTAAGCTTTTCTCCATCGTAGCTATTGTCACCTGTGTTTTTCCAATCAATAGTAGTATCAAGTCCAACCAAGTCTTCCTGCTGTTCGTTTGCAGTAATTTTTTTACGCGTAAACTTACTTGCAGGTACACGATAAGCAAGCTCAGACTTAGGCCTATCCATACCGTCTTGTATTGGTTTAAAAAAGAAAGGATAGTTGACCGATATCGGAACAACTTTGTCTGTAAACATTTTTTTAGCATCAGCACCACTTTTAGATAATATACCATATCTACTATCACTCGATATTGTAGCTAAATTAACTGTTTCAGCTGAAGACATAAAGCTAAAACCAGACCTTCTGTTTTTAAGGTAACACATACCGTAACATCTTTTATCAGCTTTACAAGCTTCCCAAAATATAAAAAACAAACGATTTGCTTCTCTAAAATCTGGAGCACCTACATCTATTTTGCTCCATTGTAAATACATATAGTGACTGCCTGTTATGTATGTTGGTTTACCATTATTCATAAACCAAAACCCCTCGTCTCTACGTTTAAACTCTTCGTCTATGTAATCATACCACTGTTCTTTTTGTTCTTCAGGATATGATCTCCAGTCAAATATGTTTTTAAGTTTACTTAGTTCTTTCGGATATTCTATTTTTTGCCACTTAGAGGATTTGTGCACGTGCAATTGCATCGGTTCCAACGGCAAGCCAATGCGCAAATTTTGTATCTCAAGTATCTTCCCAAGTTTACCAGTTTTTGATATAACGACGATATCATGTTCTTTATTGTATCCATATTTCCATTTTTTGCCACGGTTCATCCGTGTGATTGTTGTTTTCTTTATTGGTTCTACGACCTTAACTAAATTTTGCTTGTACATTACTTAGATCTACCTTCTGCGAATCCTTTAAAAGCTTTTTTCTCTGTCTTTTCAGGTGTTTTGCCCTCAAGCAAGTTTTCTTCTTCTTGTATTCTGTTAAGTATTTCAAACGCGTCAAATATTGCTAGTTTTTTAGTAGCTGCGGCATTTTTTAATCTATCAGCACTAACGTCATCTTCTGTATTAGTAATAATCTTTTCTTTTGCAACGTTAATTAATTCTTCAACTGCTTTGTGCCCAGCTTGGATTATAAGCCTCTTCGTTTCCTTCGTATTCATATTTAATTGTAATAAATTTATTTAAAACTCTATATAATCTTTTACCATCGATTACAAACTCATAAGTTGAAAAAGGCGTAAAACCTACAAGGTCACCAATGTTGTTAACGCCATCAGTATATTTAACTATACCTATACACTCTTCTTCTTCGCCTGATTTTAGTTTATCTCTTTGCTTTATTGGTTGCACGAAACAATATCTATCTGTAGCTAACCATTTATTATTTCTTTTATACAAAAATATTTGATCTGGCTTTACAAGATATGTATTTTCATTAAAGTAACTTCTACTATTTTTTTCAACACCCCTAACGTCATGCCAACGTCTAAACACGTTGTGATGTACTACAACCGTATCGCCTGGTTTTATTTTAGTACTATAAGCCGTAGGTACAGATTTAACAATAGCTTCTCTATTTATATATTGATGATTAAATATCTCGGTATTTAATATAAGATCTTTATCACCAACTTTTTTAGTATTGTTGTATCTATTACCTTTTGGCTCTATAACAAAGTCAAAAGGCGCTTTCATTAGTACTCTAAATTATACTCTACAGATACCGCCATATTTTTATTAAAGTCTTTCCAAGGTAACACGTCTTTGTTTTTTCTAATGTAAATAGAATATTTATCTTTTTCTTCTATTATATCACATATAGTATGTCCACCATAAACATCTTGGCCTACAGCGTAGTGCATAGCGTTTTCCTTGTAATCTTTACCTACAGTAATTTTTCTAATTAGTTTACTCATTTTTATCGTAGTTTATAGTACCATCTTGAATATTAACATCATCAGTACCATAGTTCTTTTTAAATTGAACTTGAAGTTTAGATAACTCATCTTGCAAAATACCTACATGATGCAACATATTATGTTTTTTAGTTTCAAAACTACCTATTTCTAGTTGAGCTCTATTTATGTTATTAATAATTGATTGTACTTTATTTAATTCGTCGTTTGTAATTTTTGTAGCCTTTTCGACTTTCTTTGTTTTTCTTTTTGCCATTTTATTTAATTTAAGTTAATTTTTATTATTTTTATCCTCCAGCATTTGTAGTACTAAACGTAGGTGCGTTACCACCTGAACCAAGCGTGCCTACAAAACTATTTATTCTGTCTGTTACAGTAGTGCCTGTACCTTCATTGAAAGGCCAATGTGCTATAATTTCACCTACAAATTTCACATTACCTTGGTTAGAGGTCCCACTATTATACAACGTAGTAACTTCGCTCGAAGTTAAAACAGTTGAATATACAGCGAAATCATCTAAAAAACCTTTTAAATCTGCTGCGCCAGTAAAAGATGTACCAGCCATAAACTCTACACCTCCAGTACCATCTGCTGCGCCTAGAGTATCATCAGGAGTATCATCAAAATCTCCATTTATAGTAACATCTGCTAGACTACTTGTAGTCCTAAGACTACCATCTACATATAATTTTAATTCTTCTTCACTTTTATCCCACGTACACGCTATGTGGTGAAAAGTGCTATCACCTTCTAATCCTGAACTTGGGTCGTAAACAGCTGTTTGTTGAGACTTGCTGCCAGCATTTCCTTTAAATGTTAACGTTAATGAGTCAGTAGATTGCTTGTATTGTAATTGAATACGGTTATTTGTATTAATAGCAAAATCCCACACTTGTCCATTAACACTAGTGTTTTCAAAACGCGCCCATATAGATACAGAACCAGAATTTTTAAAATTACCATTACTAGCATTTAAAGCTGTTTGAAAACCAGAACTAGTAAAATCTACTTCGTCGTTACTTCCGTCAAACTCTAATGAGTGATTTACGCCAAAGTCTTCGCCTAAAGAAGATACAGATGTTAAGCTAAAACCTAATCCTAATCCCATTACTTACCAAAATAAGCTATAATACCACCAGTAGTTTGTGCTGCGTTTAAAGAAACTACAGTCCATCTTCCGTATATAGTTAATCCTTTTGGAAACTTTATACTCGTGTCTACAACTTCACCGTTTCCTCCGGTGTTACCGTTTGTAATACCAAAATAAGCGTTGTTGCTTTCAGTTCCACTATACACTACAGAGTTACTAGTATCAGCAGTTAATTTATCAAACACAGTATCATCTAGCATTGTAATAGCTACAATAACCATATCATCCGGTGGTGTTAAGTCTTGAGCATGGTCATTGTGCATGTGAACGCTACCAAGTTGACCAAAGCTATAACTTACCTCTGTTGAATTTATTCCCATTATTTTTTTACTTTTTCTAGTGATCTACCGCCAAAATAAGCACCGATCACAGTTATTAATACTAATTGTAATAAGTCTACCCAAGTATCTTTTACTTCAAAAGCAATAACACCAGCATCAATAAATATCATTAATACTGTTGATACTACTAAGAATATAAGAACCAAAGGCCTTATGTTTTTTGATAACCAAGAATCAGAAGCCATATCAACCTTCCATCTTTTAGTTACTTGTTGCTGCATATTAGCTTCGTAACCCATTATCATATCTTTTATTTTTCTTTCTGCTTCAAGTTTCTCTTCTTTTGAAGTGTGTAGTTCGTCTATTACGCCACCTACACCTTTTACTAATTCATTAGCTCCACTTGAAAATATTTTTCCTAATATACTCATACGTTTTTATTTCCGTTATTTGCTTCTTCTTCCCAAGGAAAGTCATGTGTACCTGCTTCTTTCCATTGACCATCTACTTTTATCATATCTTTACCGTTTCTATCTTCTCTTGGATATATATTACCGTTCCATTTAACAAAATCATCTCCATAAGCTAATTTACCTGTTCTCATATCTGTAGCATGCCTCATTTCATGGTTAATTACTTGAGCTTCTTCTTTACTACCAGGTACTATGCTTTCGTTAATATATATACTACCATCCATATTAGCTTCACCTAATATTCCTTCACCTAATGGTTTCCTAATTACAGGTGTACCAGGTACAGACGCATCATCACCTGCTTCTTGGCTAAAGCGCATTTTTTTACTTATAACGCCACCATACATACTTTGTATTTTGCCTTTACCTAGTTTAAACCCCATATTATTTACTTTTTTTATCTGAGCGCCTAACCGGTTGGTTGTATGGTTTTAATCCTTTATCAAAAAGATAATCTTTAGCTGCATCAACATCGGTATAACCTTTTATTTCTTCTTTAGCTGCTTTAAATTGCTCTTTAGTTATTTTACCTTGTTTATACAATTCTCTTTGCTCTTTTATAAGGTTTCTATTAGATTTTCTAAGTATTCTTTTATCTTTATTTCCAAAGCCACCAAAGCCTCTCATTTTAAACGCCATATTATCTGTCTTTATCTTTTATCATATCATCTATAGCTTTATTGTAAACTTTATCTGTATATGATTTGTTATTATAAAATGTACTTCTTTCTGATGTTGGTAAATCTTCTTCACCTAGAAGCACTCTGTATATTCTACTTATTAATTGTGAACATTGAAAAGAAGTTTTATATATAGAGTATTTAATAGTTGTTCTATTACGTTGCCTCCACACTTCGATCCAACCTTCTCTTCTTAGTTTTTCCCACCGGTTTTTATCCCAGCTCATGGTATAAGTACCATCTATAAATTCGTTTCGTGTAAATCTTTTTTTACAATCTAAGTAAATTAATAATTCTAAATCTGCATCTGTTAATCCGTAAGTCTTACAAGCCCACTTTCTTGTGAGCCTGTAATACTTAAGGATATTCATTTCACGCAAATCTTGCGCAGTTAATCTCAATTTTTATTAAGAGTTAACATAAGCAGCGTTAATCGTGATTGTACCACAAGATGTAATGTCAGAAGATATATACTGAGTACCTCCAGCAGCATCAGCAGCATCATCAGCAACTACAATGAAACCAGAGTTCATTCCAGCATTCATAGCTCCAACAATAGCTTCTAACACTTCTTTACCTTTATTATCTGTAATATTAAGAGCTACAGTATCAACTAAAGGTAAGTTAGCAGCGTTGTCTAAAACTAAGCTATTGCCGTGACCACTAGGTCTTTTTGAGTTTTGAAAGCTTAATACCAAAGAAGTATCACTAGCCATTTCAGCTCCCACTAAACTATCCGCTGGAAATAATACTGAGTTTCCTGAGCCGTCGTCATCACCAACAGCAGCTTCTGTTCTAAAATACAAAAAGTTTTTCATTTTTTAATTTTTTTTTGTTAATAATTAGGTTAATTGTCGTTTTAAGTTTTGGGTTTATTGTTTAAGGTTTAGGTCTAATCTATAAGTACGACGTCCATTTGTTTTATAACGCCGTAAAATTTATCTTTATGTTGTATACCGTGGCCTGCATGTCTATCGTAATAAACAACATCGTTTTCGTTTATTCCTTCTACAAGGTTACCAACAGATACAACTTTTGCTTTTAAATATCTGTTATCTTCATTAACTTCGTCAGTTAATATTAAACCACCTACTTTTTTAAGTTCGTTTTTTATAGGATCTATAATTATGTAATGATTAACTGCCTTCATTGATCCTAATATTTGAAATTACACAATCAGCGGATATAATAGTAGTTACAACAGAAACAGAATTTTTAAGTGCTGTTTTAGTTACAAGCACAGGATCTATGATACCAGCTTTGACCATATCAACTTCTTTACCAGTTACAACGTTTATTCCATTGCTTTCTGCTAGCTCTTCACTTTTTTCTATACCAGCATTAGATAATATAGTTTTATAAGGAGCTTTAATAGCATTTAACAGTATTATTTCACCTGTATTTTCACTTGGTATTCTTTCTGATGCATTCAACAAAGCTATTCCACCTCCTGGAACTATACCTTCTTTTAATGCAGCTTTAGTAGCATATATCGCGTCTTCTACTCTATCACGCTTTTCTTTTAATTCAACTTTAGAGTTAGCACCAACTCGCACAATACCTACGCTTCCTGACAACATTGCTATTCTTTGTTGTAAATATTTCTTTAAAAAGCCGTTTTTTTCTTTTTTATACAGCTTTTTTACTTCTTTTATACGTTCTTTTACGCTTTCGTCAATATTTTCAAGTGTAATTACCGTATTTTTGTCATCTGTAACAGCTTTTTCAGCTTCGCCGAGCACATTTAGTGATATTCCATCTAAATCATCGCCTAATTCTTCGTTAATTACAGTAGCGTTTGTTAAAATAGCTAAATCTTTTATAGTATCTTGCTTTGTAGGGCCAAAACCAGGCGTATCTATGATGTTTACTTTGATATTACCTTTGACTTTGTTCATTAAAAGCGCCGATTTTACTTGCTGTGCAACTGGTGCCACTATAAGTAAAGATCGGTTTTGCTTAATTACAAACTCTAGTACTTTTTGTATCTTCCTAACATTAGGTATTTCAGATGCTACAATTAAAATTAAAGGATTTTCTAGTATTGCACGTTGTTTTTCAGTGTCTGTTATAAAGTGAGGTGATGTTAAGCCACATTCTAGCTGCACACCGTCAACTAACTCAACATAAGTTTCGTCAGTTTCAGAGCTTTCCATTAAAACAACGCCATCGTTACCAACCTTTTTATAAGCATCGGCTATAATAGCACCTAATTCTTTGTCGTTGTTACAACTAATAGCTGCAACATTGTCCAACATATCATCTTTTACTTCTATTTTAATGCTATCAAGATAATCATTTATTTTTTTAAGGCCAGAATTTATACCGCTTTTTATATCTCTTACAGTAATATCTGCGTATGCCTTGTGACTAATTTCTTTTATCAGCGCTTCAGCAAGTACGGTAGCTGTTGTAGTACCGTCACCTGCCTCTTTCACTGTATTTCTAGCTGCTTCTTTAATTAAAGTAGCGCCCATATTTTCAACCGGGTCAAACAAGACAACAGATTCTGCGACTGTTACTCCGTCTTTTGTGATAACCGGTTTACCGCGTCCATCTTCGTATATTACGCATTTACCGCTTGCGCCTAATGTGGATTTTACGGCTTTAGCTAGCTTACTTACACCAGCTATAATTTTGTTTTTAGCGTTATCGCCAAAGTTTAAGTCTTTGACAATCTCACTAGGTAGATTATATTCCATTTAATTTAATTTAATTTAGTTTCTACTCAAATGTTTTAATAACTTTTGGTCCTTTTGTAGCTTCTAGTTTTTTAGAAAAGTGATCGATGCTACCGTTAATTGCTGTTTCAGCACCTTCAACTGTTTCTCTTCTTGTAACTGCGTGCCAGTCTTTTGATTCTGGCTCAGATACTTCTGTTTGATAATAACCATTAGCTAGTTGAGTTATCCTCCAGTTCTTTTTATCTGAAAGATGTTTCCATTGGTTAATAGTTTTTTCATTCGGTTTTGTTGTGTTCGTGGTATACGAACTTTTGTAATACAAATAAGTCATTTTGGTTTTATTTTTTGGTTAATATTAGTTTATCTACTTTTTATTTTTAATTTTTGTCTAAGGTTTTCTAATCTGTCTTTAACATTTCTACCACCTTTTAAAATTTTAGCTTCTAAATTTTCTTTTCTTTGCTTTAAAGTTCGCTTTTTAGGTTTAGTTTCAGTTTTAGTCTCAGATTTAGTTTCAGATTTAGTAGTAGTATTAGTAGTCTCAGATTTAGTACTCGCTGATTCTATCTCTCTTTGTTTAGGACTTTTGCCAGATTCGTCTTTTTTCCAGTAGTCAGGATGGTCTGCGTTTGTATGGTTTGCTCCGTACTTAGCTATGTGTCCTTTTCTACTTCTTATGTGTTTGGTTGGTGCTTTTTTTTTACTCCAGATTTCATATCATTAGAACCTTTACCATCTACAGCAAAGTCAGGAACCATTTTTCCATCAGGTCCTTTTACCATATTCATCTTTTGTTTCATAGCAGACTTTTCGTTCATTGTAGCTGGAGACTTTTTTCCTTTTATTACTGCTTGAGAAGCTTTGTCATAAAAAGATTTATCTTTGTTGTAAGCTTCGTTTGTTAGTTTAGGATAAACTCTTCTTATGTGAGCTGGTATAGTAGCAGATCCTTTTGGTCCTATAGCGTCTTTCTTCTTTGTCATAGGGCTTTTCATTTTACCAGGTGCTCTTCTAGGGTTTTTCATTTTACCAGGTGCTGCTTCAATAGCTTTTTTCAAACCTTCGTTTAAGTTTTTCTGGTTTCCTACTAATTGTTTCTCCATTGGAGATTTGTGCCCTGCTTTTGCTGGAGACTCCATACGTTTAGATGGTGACTCCATACGTTTAGCCGGTGATTCCATACGCTTAGCTGCTGAATCTTTTTCCATAGCTTTATTAGGAGCCATAGCTTTAGTAGCAGCATCTTTTTGCATTGCTTTTGTTGGTGACTTATGTCCCATTTTTGTTGGCGACTTGTGTCCCATGTTTGCTGGAGATTTAGCGCCCATCATTTTAAACGCAGGTTTATTTCCAGATCTTAATTTAAAAGGTTTACCTTCCATTTTTCTAGTTTTTATTTATTTGTTATTGTTTTTATTTATACTGGTTCCCAGTTAGATTCTGATCCTGGGACTCTTTTACCGTTCTTTTTCTTATAAGTTCTTCTATATTTTTGACCGGATTTAGTTTTGTATTCGTAATTAAACGCTCCTGAACTACCTCCACCCCATTTACATAGAATATCATATCCTTTTATTTTAGAATAATATACATGTCCTACTTTTCTACTACCATCTGCATCGTAGCAGTTATCAGCAAACTCATTACCCTTTATAACTTTTCCTTCTTCTTCTGTTTTAAACTCTTCACCTTCACCTAAAATATCTTCTACACTTGTGTCACCAAAATCAGTTGGTTGACCTGGTTGTTTAAAACTTAGTGATTGTGCTAAACTATCTGACAAACGAGAACCTTGCGTAAGACTTTCATAGTTTCTACCGCCTTGCGCTTCTCTACCAGATCTTTGAAAACCTGTTTTAAGCTTTACGTTTTTACGCGTAGCTCTTTTACCTACGTTTCCAGCTTTAAACTTAAATCTTCTAGCTTTTAATGGTGATACACCACCTTCTATATTATCCTTCATTGTTTTCGTCTTTATCTGTATCATCAGTAACATCATCATCTACCTGGCCAAATCCTAATTTTTTACCGATGCCTTTAAATACTTCGTCTACGTATAAAGGCTTAGCATCGTCACCAGGAGAAGTAGTTATTGGAATAGGTTGTCCTTTAGCATTTAAAACAAGATTACCGTCTTTATCTCTTTCGTATGTAGTGGCTTTTGTTTGGTAAGCATCGTGACCACCAGGCAGTGTAGCCATACCAGCAGCTAAAGCTCTTTTTAAATCTATCTTATTATTAGGTGATGTAGCTTCTGGCGCTTCGCTTTCTCCAATGCCAAAATTTCTTTTGAAAGGCGTACCTCTCATTTTAAAAGGTTTATATTTTTTCATATTATACTTCTTTTCTTGTATGTGTAGCTCTGTTATATGCTATCGATGTTCGTCTTATTGTTCCCGACTTAGTATGATGTAAATCTCTGTTAGACTCTTGCCCGATAGCTTGATTTTCTTTTTTACGTTTCCTCCTAAAAGGCGTCATGGCCGCAGCTTTATCTCTAGCTCTTTTAGCTCGCAAAGCTGTTGGACTAAGCCCTTGTGAGTTACCTGGTCTTTTTATAGCCATAATCGTTTATTAGTTATTACTAATAATTACATAGTAAAATAATTATTTACATAAAGTGTGACACTTGCCTGTTACTAGTTATTCTTAATAGGCTAATGTCATAAAAAAAAGTTATTATAAATATTGGGGTGGAGTGTTGCCCCCTCTCCCCCCACTTTTTTGTTTTTTGGAAAGTCAACTATATTTACCCACCCCTCCCTCTTTCCCCCGTTTTACACCGTATATACTCGTATTATTTTTTTTCACTACACTTACTATTTTTTCTTTGTTATTTTCATTTTCGTAGAATTGTTTTACCTTTTCGTTACATACTAATTACGATACATGTTGGATAATATAATAAAAAAGTTATGAATAAAACAATTAAAACAAACCAACTTTCAATTATTAAATTAAATAATAAAACTTATTTACCATACCAATTACACCAACTACCAACTTGGTTTAATAAATATAAAACAAATTACTTCAACTTAAAAGGTTATACTTATATATTACTTGAAGACCACTATGAAAATAATAATAACTTCAACTATAATAACTTCAAATCAACACTAACTTATAATAAAGATTTGAACTACAAACTCAAAAGGTAAACGTAATA